ACACGGTCGGCATAACATGCTGATTATTATCGAACACGTACTTTGTTCGCAAACTGCCTCGCCATGCTGCGTAGCAAGGTGAAAACCAGTGCACGAAATGTGGTATAGTAATTGTGGCAGGAAATCCCGAATGAGTATCCAAGCCCTCTGGATCGTAACCATTCCAATATCCCATAGCTCTATCGCTCAACGATGATTGTATCATTGCACCTGCGGGGGGCGCCTCAAACACCCACAAGCGATGATGAACATAGCGACGAAACAAGTCTCGAAGACTCTTGGGGGATTCACCAAAGAATACATTCATAGTCTGATCGACTTCTTCTGATGTTACGGCGATATCCTGTACCGCGCCAGGATCGACAGGTATGTCAGTATCATTCATGGTAGTACCCGTAGGGGCTTCTTCAACCATTCCAGATTGTGGAGTGTAGCCAGCACTCCTACGTTTGCGTACCATTGAGAATAGTTGTGTTATACCCTCCTCCTCCTCCGGAATAGTTTTCAAAGAGTTCCCCTGTTCAGGAAAAAGTGAGTATACCGACAAATTATTAGGTTGAGGTGCAGCAAATTTAATATCGGGGACACAAGAAACATAAACGTTAAAAGAGATGTCAGTGTCTGCTGCCGGAGCAACAAGGCTATTAACGACATCAACCTCTAGCACACCATTCCACGACTCAGTGAAATCTGTAGGCAAACGAGTGGTGCCGTGAACATGACTGGTAGTCGGAAACATTATTTCGGTACTCAAGAATGGACTAGCTTGGCCCCAGCCGATCACAACCTCAAAGTCATCCTCTTCCGCTAAATCAATAACTCTCGAGTATACGGTATTGTATTCTATTTGGCTACCGTGTGATCTAGGGTCCCAACGTAAAAGAATCCTTCCTTTATGGAAGTTACTCTTCACTGCCTGAAACCTAAATTTTATAGAGCCTTGCCAATACTGGAAAACTTGAGCTAGATAGCTCATGGGTGTAGGATGCAATTCAGGACTTCCAGGAACCGAGTCGTATAGAGATGGGCCTACTCTACAATTCCACAACATGGTGTTCGGAGCCTGAGAGGAGCTCATAGAAAAATTAGTCAAATAAGATTCACGGCAAGCAAAATCCACTATACCCATCTGATCCTCTCCATCTAAACCCACTGTTCGTGAGTCAATAGTTAGCTCTTGTTTAGTATCAAGAGTCAACTTGTTCACGGCATCAGCAGCATCAGTATTGGCCAAATTACCAGTAGGGCTAGGTTTCTGCAACAACATATCTGTTACGACCGGTGGTCTAGAATAACCAAAATTAGAGGCCATTTGCCCTATACCATTTGCCATCATTTCAGTGGCCCTAGCGTAAGGCGCTATACCTGGTAAATCAGTAAGAGCGCCTGCTGCGTGGGCTATAGCTGAAGCTGGCTTTGATATAACACCCTTTCCATACTCATCATCTGCAGCCTTCATACTCCCTGACTGAGGAGTGTAATCCGAAGCCGTAAGGGAGTTAAGACTTGTGGGCACAGTTAGAGTCACATCAGAAGCCCACACGAACACTGTGACAGTGACGGGATCATCTCCAGCATTAGCATGCTTCAGGGTACCGAAAGATTTTACTGTTAGATCTCCCATGAACGCTGGATCACCGTGAGTTAAGGACATATAATTCTTATGATAGAAAAATGGCATATCAATCTGACCTCCCGAATTGTTAGTGGGATTCAAAAATATATGGGGCTTCTGTGATGCCCCAATAATATCCTGGTCTATAAAATTCCTCTGCACAGTTACTTCATCAAGTAGATAGGGGTTATAAGACACTATAGCCCTACCATAATGAAATCCCGTTCCCGAAATAACAAACTTGGCATGCAAATTCATACGCAACAATTCATAGTTAGAAGTCTTCTCCTTAACCCTAGTATTTGTCAAGAACAAATCCCAAGGATTGAACCTTTCAAAAAGGGGTTGTCCGACCGCCCACTGTGACTCAAGCACCTTGACGGGCCGACCTAAGAAATCTCCCAAATCAGAATCGTTGTTGTTGGCTAAATTGTACGTAGCGTCGCGACTTTCTGTAATAGAAGTAGTCCAACCAGCCAACTGGTCGGAGAAACCGGTGATGGTTTCCAACTTTTTACCACTGCCTTGGGCAATGGTCGTACCTGGCTCGCCAGCCTGTGGCACATAATCGCTGAATTTTAAGTCCTCAGCTGACTTTACTTTAATAAAAGATTTAGTAAGACACTTTATTTATACGGGTAGCGTTCTTGCCTCAGAGAACACTCCTATCGCACGTTTTAATTGCAGTGGGATTCTGCGGTAACTAAATAGCACTC